ACTGTATCGCCGTACCACCAAAAAACGGGCGTGACGGGCGGGAACGGGCCACCGACCACCCCCTGTATGGCCTGCTTAACCGCAAGCCCAACAGCCTGCAGACCCCCATCGTGTACCGAGAATGCGTTACCGCAGCCGCCGCCTTGCGCGGCAATGGTGTCAGCATCATCAGTCGGGTAGGCAACAAGATCGCCGGCCTGGTCCCGGTACACCCCGACAAGGTAACCATCAAGATGCAGGGCGGGGAGCGTATCTATCAGGTCAAGATGGACGGTGGGGTAGAGCGCACCTACCAGCAGCCCGACGTGCTGCATGTCATGGGCCTTACCCTCAACGGTTATGAGGGCGTGAGCCCTATCAGGTACGCAAAAGAGAGCATCGGGCTTGCCCAGGCCACCGAACGTCACGGGGCCAACACATTCCAGAACGGCGCCCGTATGGGCGGAATTCTGTCATACCCCGGCAGGTTCAAGGACCCGGCCACATCGCAAAAGGTAGCTGACGAGTTCGACGCACGTACCAACGGCGAGAATGCCCACAAGACCATCGTGCTTGAAGAGGGCATGAAGTGGGAAAAGGTCACCATGACCGCAGATGATGCCCAATATCTCGAAACCCGCCAGTTCCAAATTCCAGAGATTTGTCGCTTCTTCCGTATGCCTCCCCACAAGATCGGCGACCTGACCCGGGCCACCTTCAGCAATATCGAACATCAGTCAATCGAATACGTGGTTGACACACTTGGACCTTGGCTTACCCGCTGGGAACAGGCCCTCAATATGTCGCTGCTGACCGAACGCGAGCAGCAGGAATACTATTTCGAGTTCTTGGTTGACGGCCTGCTGCGTGGTGACATCAAGAGCAGGTACGAGGCGTATGCTCGTGGCATCCTGGCCGGGTTCCTTACCCGCAATGAGGTCCGTTCCAGAGAAAATCTAGAATGGCTGGAAGGTCTTGATGAACCACTGACACCTACAAACATGGCCGCAGGCAGTGACCCAGCGGCCGGAGGTATTAACCAATGAAAACTTGGTTCCGCATAGAGAACAAGACCGAAAAAGAAGCATCCGTCTACATCCATGATGAGATCGGGTATTACGGAGTGAAGGCTTCCGATTTCGTCAAGTCCCTGAACGAGATCACCGCCAAGACGATCAATCTGCATATCAACAGCCCCGGCGGCAACGTGTTCGACGGCGTCACGATCTACAACGCCCTGCGGGACCACAAGGCCACCGTCAAGGTCAAGATAGACGGGCTGGCTGCATCGATCGCTTCGGTTATCGCCATGGCCGGGGATACTGTGGACATTGCCAAAAACGCCATGATGATGATCCACCGGGCCTGGACTATCGCAGCCGGTAACGCCAACGAGATGCGAAAAACTGCCGAGGTGCTGGAAAAAATCGACAAGGGGACCGTCATTGGAACCTATGCCGACAAGACCGGCCTTGATGAAAAGAAGCTGGTCGAACTGGTTGACGCCGAGACGTGGTTGACTGCAGACGAAGCCAAGGACCTGGGCTTTGTTGATACCATAGGGGGCGCAACCGATGCAAAGGCATGCTGGGACCTGACCCGCTACAACAACGTGCCTCAGGCCGTACTGGAACGGTTCGCAGCCAAGCACGAAAAGCATCAGGCCACCGAAAGAGAACTTGAACACCTCCTGCGGGATGCAGGGGTGTCAAAATCGGCGGCACTTGCCGCAGTAGCTACCATCAAAGGCGAGTCGCTGAGGGATTCAGCAGATATTGACGCCGATGTGGTGAAGCTGCGCGAATATCGCCAGATAGAGGGAATTAAAGCCGTACTCACCATTTAAGGACCGCCGAGAGGCAGGGCCGAAACTTTAACCGCGTCGGGAGACGCAACGGAGGTTTTACCATGTTTGAAGAATTGAAAGCTCTATTTGAGCAGTTCAAGGCCGCCAACGACGAGCGCCTTAAGCAGATTGAGGCCAAAGGCTACGCGTCATCCGACATCGAAGCCAAGGTCAACAAGATCAACGATGACATCTCTGCCCTTGAGCAGACCATTGCCAAGCTGCAGACCAGCGGCCTGGTGGGCGGCCAATCCGAAGAGGATAAGGCCAAGGCTGAGTACAAGACCGCCTTCAACGCCCACCTGCGCCATGGCGATGTTCAAGCCGCTCTGTCCACCGGCAGTGATCCTGACGGCGGGTACACCGTGCCTGTCGAGCTGGACCGCACCATTCTGGACCTGTTGCGGAACGACAACCCCCTGCGCCGTCTGGCTCAGGTAATCACCATCGGCACCCCCAACTATCAGAAGCTGGTCAACAAGCACGGCCTGGCCACAGGGTGGGTGGGTGAAACCGATGCACGTCCCGAAACCGGCACCAACGCGCTGGCCCAGCTGACCCCTTTCATGGGCGAACTGTACGCCAACCCGGCAGCGACCCAGGCCATGCTTGAAGATTCGCTGTTCGACGTTGAATCCTGGCTGGCAGCCGAAGTTGAAGCCGAGTTTGCCGCAGCCGAAAACGTGGCATTCACCACCGGCAACGGCACCAATAAGCCCAAGGGCATTCTGGGCTACACCACTGCCACCACTGCCGACGCAAGCCGCGCATTCGGTACCGTTCAGCACGTCATTTCCGGGGCCGCTGCTGATTTTATCACTCCGTCAGCCACCGCTTCCCCGGCTGATTGCCTGGTTGACATCATCTATTCGCTGAAAGCCGGCTACCGTCAGAACGCCGTCTGGATGATGAACAGCCTGACCACTGCCAAAGTCCGCAAGTTCAAGGATGCCGTGGACGGTCAGTACATCTGGCAGCCGGGCGCAGCCGCCGGCCAGCCTGCTACCCTGCTGGGCTATCAGATCGTCAACAACGAGTCCATGCCTGACGTAGGAGCCGGGGCGCTGGCGGCCGCCTTTGCCGACTTCCGCCGGGCGTATACCATCGTTGACCGGATCGGTACCACAGTTCTCCGTGACCCGTTCACCAACAAGCCGTATGTCCACTTCTACACCCGCAAGCGGGTCGGTGGCATGGTGGCAGATAGCAACGCTATCAAGCTGCTCAAGATCGCCGCTCCCTAAGTGACTGATGATCTGGCGTGTATTGAGAGGGGAGGGCCTTGAGCCCTCCCCATACCACAGGAGAAACGAGCATGCGCGACCTGCATAACACGGTTGCAGCCGTTGCCATCATGGGATTCCCTAAACTGGCTCCGGTCTAAGAAGGGGGCACTCCATGCACAAGGTGAATAAGGCGTTTGACTTCTATCACGACGGTATTAACCCGACGCACTACCAGGTAGGTGAACAGATCCTGCCGGAAGATGCCGCAAAGGTTGCCATCAATATGGAGTGGGCCGAACCGGCCAGTGGCAAGTCAGCGCCTGAGGCTGGATTCATTGCCAAGCATCGCGGGGCCGGTAAGTGGGACGTGCTGAATCAGTCTGGCGAAGTTGTCGCGGAGGGTCTTGACAAAGAAGGGGCCAAAGCCAAAGCCGCAGAGCTGAATGAGGCCAACGAGGAATAGCCAATGGCACTCAAGGTCATTACAGGGCCAGCAGCCCAACCGATATCTGTAGCTGATGTGGAGGCCCAGGTACGTGCCTCATTGTCAGCGGAGACCACCTTGGTTGAACTCTACATCAAGGCCGTGACCGCCAAGGCAGAAGGATATCTGAAACGCTCCATCATCACTCAGACGCTGCAGCTATCGCTTGAGCGGTTCCCGTCTAGCGGTATCAAGCTGCCGGCCGGTCCGGTCCAGAGCATCAGCAGTATCACCTACCTTGACGGCGATGGTGTGCAGCAGACCATCAGTTCGTCACTGTACCAGCTTGGTATTGACGATACGGTGTGCCCGGCATGGGGCGAGTCGTGGCCCGGCGTCAGGGTTCAGCCTGATTCGGTCAAGATCACCTACGTAGCTGGGTATGGCCTGGCTGTTGCCGTGCCTGCCGAGATCAAGGCTTGGATGCTGCTCAACGTGGCCAGCCTGTACGAAAACCGGGAAACGGTTGTTTCAGGCAACGTGTCCGAGCTGAATACGCTGGCAGACGGGCTGATATCACCGTTGGTGAACTGGTGAAAGCCGGTAAGCTCAGACATAGAATCACCCTGCAGGCGCAATCTGCAACTCAAGACGCGTTTGGAGGCCAGGCGAACACTTGGACGGACGTTGCAACCGTGTGGGCCGAGATCATCACACTTGAGGGTCGTGAGCTGTTGGCAGCCCAGGCTGTCCACAACGAAAGCCGGTACAAAATCAGGATGCGTGGCATATCCGGTGACGTCAATCCGGCATGGCGTGTCAAGTTTGGCAGCCGGCACCTCAACATCCTGAACGCAATGAATGTGGAAGAGCGCGGCATTGAATGGCAGCTACTCTGTTCAGAGGGTCTGTAACCATGTCAGAGTTCGTCAAAATCAGCGGNTTCAGCGAACTNGAACAGGCCATGNNGCAGTTTCCCATCCGCGTTGAAAAGAACATCGCCAGCGGNATGGTACGGGCCGGGGCGGTCGTCATACAAAGGGAAGCCAGCCAACGGGCTCCAGTATCAGAAGGGCCACACCTGCTTGGCACCGGGAGCCGTAAAGTCTGGATAGCCCCAGGGTCATTGAAGAAGGGGATCAGGGTACGCAAGGCCCCGCCGCGCATGTCTGGCGGCATGGTCACCTGGTGGGTCTATGTCAGACGGTCGTTGTGGTACTGGAAATTTGTCGAGTTCGGGACGGAGAAGATGGCAGCCCGTCCGTTCATCCGGCCAGCATTCGAGGCTATGAAGATGGCGGCACTTGAACGTATGCGTCAGTACGCCGCCGCCCGTATCGAGAAAGAGGCCCGCAAGAGATGAGCGTAGAAACCAACATCTTTGATACCCTGAAAGGCTTGGTTTCCAGCCGGTGCTACCCGGTCAAGGCCCCAGACAACCCTGTGGCCCCGTACATCGTTTACAGCATCGTGACTCGCACCCATGAAAACAGCCTGAAAGGCCCCAGCAACTTATCGAGGGCCAGGGTGCAGATCGATTGCCACGCAGAAACCTACGCGGCGGTTAAGACATTGGCTGGACAGATCATGGCCGCCATGACCGCATCATCGTTCAAGCCGATCCTGCTATTGGATATGGATTGGATGGAAAACGACGCAAC